CCCTCGCGGGGAGTCTGTCTCTCATTCCACCCTCAGGAGCACAGCATGAATTTTGTCAGACGTTCTATGGATGAATCTCGCTATTGCGAGGTATGCCGCAGTAATATGTGGCAGAATTATCTAGAGGACTTTGACACGTTCTGCTGTGATCGCTGTGGGGACGCATTGATTCGCGTCGGTAAGGGAATGAGTGCTGAAACGTCGGAGGGCGGCGTCGCCGTCCCAACTGATCCGACTGTTTCTTATCATGAGTAACTCTCGTGATAGCGTTACTCGTCAGGCTGCTATTTATAAGAAGTGGCGTAAGATTGCCGCGCGGAATTCTCGGATTACTTATCCTTGGTTCGTGCGAGTTAATCGTGGCTCTTCTTTTGGCCTTGGCGTAGAACGTGAGCGCCGCATTGAGCTATACGCACCACCCGATAGTTTGGGTTTTCATGACATTCGTAATTTCTCCTCCTTAGCAAGGTGGAGGGTTCAGAAGAAGGTCAAGGGTCGTTATCGATCCCCGCTCTCATATGTCATGACGAAACGTGTTGTCACTCAGGACACTGTCTACGGTGTAGACTATATTGCCCTGGATGTCGGTTCGTGGGGTGCTTATGACAATGCTCTCCTACTTGATCGTCGTGCTTTCTCATATGCGAAAGCTTATGAGAAGTTCAAGTCGGATCTTGGTGACTCTGCTCTTTGGGCCACCAATCTTCACGAGCGTGATCAGGCTGTTCGCATGATCACTTTTAGAGCTGTTCAATTAGCTCGTTTTGTGAAGGCGCTCAATCGTTTTGACGTCCCGGGCGCGTGGAAAGTCTTGGGCTTGGGAAAACCCAGCTCAGGTTCCGTGCGCAGATCCCTAAAAGGGATCTCAAATGCCTTTCTCGAAGTTCACTTCGGTTGGGTACCGCTCGTTCAAGACATAGAGTCTTCGGTTCGCCTCCTCGCTAGCGACCCTCCTTTTAAGAGAGTCGTAGGCCGTGGCACGTATCGTGAAACGGTTAAAATCGTCAACGATACGAGCTTCGGTGACGGCACTCGCCGTTCCGAGGTTCAGGTGACCAAGCTTACACTTCGGTGTAAGATCCAGGCTGATGTTCGCTGCGACAACACGAACCTCTTCCTGGCCTCTAAGCTGGGTTTAGTTAACCCAGCAAGCTTCGTGTGGGAGGCAATTCCTTTCAGCTTTGTTGTTGACTGGTTTGCTAACGTGGGTTCGTTTCTTTCGAGCTACACGGACTTCCTTGGTGTGAGTATGCAGGATATTTCTGTTACTCACTACACGGAGGCTGTACGGAGTGTTGTGAACACTGAATCCCATAGTCCTTTTAGACCGGACAATGGGCGCCAGTTTGGTACACACCAGATCGACATGCAGAGAACTTTACCCGGTTCCTTACCAGGGCCGTCTCTGCGTGTTACTCCGTACCATGGGCTTTCGGTTACCCATGGTGTCACAGCCGTTGCGCTTCTTTTGCAACGGTTAGGCAGGTGATCTGCCGTGGATCGTGAGATCCTTCTTTCGCGAGCGCTTCGCTCGACTTCAACCTTGATCAAGCCTACTATTGGCCTCTGATCGTATTGAAAGACCCTAAATGCCGCAACTCGGTAACATTTCCGTTAAGGACTACGACGGTGTCACGGACCGTATTTATTACGGCCTTGTGGCCTCGGGTGGGGATAAGTCCCCTGCCCTCTGGCAAAACCCTGACTACGGGAGCGCATCTGCGTTTCGTCCTCAATTGACTGTCGTTTCCCGCCCCAATGGGACGGGGACCGGCCGTCGAATGGACTTCGCTTTCACGTTCCCGGAAGTCTTCGTCAACACCTTCGATGGCTCTTCTCGAGTTGTCAACAAGTACGTGGCGAATGCGTCGATCCTCGTGCCTCAAAGCATGAAGATCGAGACTGTAAACGCCGCCGGCGCTCAGTTCGGACACCTTATGGGTTCCGCTCTGGCTGTCCAAATGTTGACCTCGGGATACTCGGCGACTTAACGCGCCGTGTCCCTTTTGGGAGGCCATTGTGCCCAAACTTCTTTCGCACTCCGTGAAGAAGGCGATCCTCACGCTTTTTGAGGATCTCTCCACACCTGTCAGCCAGAAAGCTTTTAAGCTTCTCGAGGCTGGCGAGTGGGATCAGCTTGCCTCTATGGAGGTTGATCCGCACAACTATTCGGACTCTGAAAGCTATTGGCGTGATGCCACCGCTGCGAGTCTACTTCGGAAGTGTCAGGATCTTCCTACGTCATTCGACCGTAAGGCCGTTGCGTATGAAAATTTCTTCAAGTCTGAAGTTAGTTGTCTGCGTACCAACAGTCGTCTCAATCAGTATCTTCCCCCAGAGATGGGATTCCATACTGACGTTCACGAGTTTTTTTCTCGTGCTCGTAAAATCTGTGGCGACATTTTGGGTCGCGTCCCAGACAGCTCTCTCACGAGAGTTCAAGGACGTTTCGGCCCTGGTGCGACATTTGGAGATAGGGGTCGTTTCACAACGATACCTGACAAGATGTCCTCAAGACCCACGTTTACGCAGGGGGCCATATTCCACTTAGTTCCGTGGACCGGCACGCTATGGGCATCTGCCTGTAGCTCCTCTGGGAAATATCCCACTCCGGTAAAGGGGAATCGTTTCACAACGGTCCCAAAAGACTGTCGTAAGGATCGCGGCATTGCTGTCGAGCCTTCGATAAATCTTTTTTACCAGCTCGGTTACGGACGAATAATCCGTAGCCGTTTAAAGGAGCGCGCCAGAATTGATCTGGCTAAAGGTCAAGATATTCACCGAGCTCTCGCTCGTGAAGCCTCCATCAGAGGCCATCTTTGTACCTTGGATCTTTCGAATGCTAGCGACACCGTTTGCACAAGCCTCGTAAAACTTGTGCTCCCTCCCGACTGGTTTGATGTCTTAAACCAGTTACGCTCACCGATGACTCACGTCAATGGTAAGTGGGTGCTGCTGGAGAAATTCAGCAGTATGGGAAACGGTTTCACCTTTGAGTTAGAGACTTTGATTTTTCTTTGTCTCATTCTCGCGTTGGACCCGTCCGGCCAAAAGCTGGTTTCGGGAACAAATGTCTTCACTTATGGTGATGACATTCTTTGCCCAACTGAGTACTCAGAGGCCGTGATTTCCTGTCTTAAGTTTTGCGGTTTTGAGCTTAACATGAAGAAATCCTTCACGTCAGGTCCGTTCCGCGAAAGCTGTGGTGGGGATTTCTTCGAAGGTGTCGACGTTCGTCCACACTTTTTGAAGGAGTTTCCCTGTGAACCCCAGCAACTTATCTCGTTTGCTAACGGTATTCGTCGTCACCACGACCTTAACGGTCGCGGTTACTTTGTGTACCGTTCTTGGCGGGGGGTGCTTGATTGCATTCCCCGGCCTATCCGTGAATGTCGGGGCCCCGAGATTTTGGGAGACCTCGTCATACACGACAGCAAGGAGCGCTGGCTTAGCCGCCAGCGGGCCGGAATCAGATACTTCCGAGTCTATCGTCCCGCACGATTCCGCAAGGTCTCGTGGTCGAACTTTAGACCGGAGGTAGTCCTAGCTAGCGCCTGTTACGGCGCCGGAGACGGCGGAATCTCGTTTATCAATAGTCGTGGTTTACTCTCCACGACTGCTGAGGGAATTATTCCCCGAGATGCTGTTTCTGGTTACAAAACAGGCTGGGTGGCCTACTCGTAGGCCTAGAGGGGTTTCCCCTCTACTTTTGATCCCCCGTCTTGGGATCTGGAAAAACGCCATTTGGCGCGGGTGAC